ATGATGCAGTACGAACAGCAGTTGGAGCACCCTTCTGTAGCGCGCCGATTTATTTGGCAGTGATTTTCGCGTGATTTGGCAGTGAAGGGCTTCAACTAAAGGGGATGTTTAATGGTCGTTTTATGACCTTTAAACATCCCCTGATTTTTACCAGTTTTTGTAGATAAGTTCCCGCCGTTTTTTGCCCTTGCCAGCACCACCAATCGTATAATCAATTTCCACGGTTTCAACATTAAAGTTTCTGAATATGCGTACCATATCAGGGTGGTCATTAATGGTCAGGATTGCCCTGCCTTTCATGGTGGACATGGCCGTTGCAATCTTGTGGTATTCATCCAGCGGGAACGGCACTCCGTAACCCTCGGTTTGCCAGTATGGCGGATCCATAAAATGCAGCGTATAGTCACGGTCCCACTTGTCCAAGCAAGCTTGCCAGTCAAGGTGTTCAATCCACACTCTGGCCAGTCTTATATGCGCCTGGCTGAGATCATCCTCGAGACGCAAATAGTTGAACCGTGGAGGGGAGCTGGGAGAAGTACCGAAGGTCTGGCCGGTGACTTTGCTACCAAATGACAGCTTTTGTATATACATATAGCGAGCAGCACGCTGAATGTCGGTCAGGGTATCCGGAGGGGTTTCCTTGGCCCATTCAAAAAGCTGGCGGCTGACCAGGGCGCTTTTGAACTGCCGCAGGAACTCTTCGAGATGGTTTTTAACGACGCGATAAAGGTTAATGACCTCGCCATTAACATCATTCAGCACCTCGGTTTTTGCCGGTTGTCTGAGAAAGAACATGGAACCGCCGCCGGCAAACTCTTCGACGTAGCAGGTATGCGGGCAGCTGGTGATTAGCGGTATCAGTTTTTTTGCCAAGCGGCGTTTTCCACCAGGCCATGCAAGTAAGGGATAATGTTTCATGTGAGTGCCTCCATTGTATTTTAAGTGGGTTTATGGTAGGCTTCCCGCGCTCTGATCGGAGTGGGGCAGCCTTGGCTGGCTCACAGCTCACTCTGTGGGTTAGCGGCTGAATGGTGCTGATAACGCCATTCAGCCGCTGCCTCTTCTTAATGCTTAAAATGTATTCAACGGCATTGACTGAAATTGGATGCTGAACACAATCGGTGCAGTACCAACATCTAGATAAACATTACCGCTAGTTTCGATTGCCACCTGACCATAAGCACCGTTAGCCGAAACAGGGAATACCTGCCGGGAGGTTGGACGAAATCCAGCCGGTAAAAATAATATAGATGATCCAGCAGTGCCTCCAGTGCAACTGCCAGTTAAATGTACAATCTCGTTTTTGTCCTTATAAATATGTACCGGCTCGACATCGGCGGGCGTTGTAGAGTTTACCCAGCTGCCCTGGAATGAGGCTGGGAAACTTAAAAATGAATCATCAACAATATATTCGAAAACAGTTCCCGTCGCATTATTCAGGTATTTATCGCGGGCAACCATATTATTAATAACTCTATTTTCAGTCCCTGATTGAGTGTTAATGCCTATGGTGTAGTTACCAAGTGCCGAATTACTCGATATCAAGTTGTTACTGCTATTCACAAACCAGAATGCATTTGGCAATGCCGTAGCGTGAGAGTTTTTGACGGTGTTATGATCCATAGTAACATCGGTCATATTGGCACCAAAAAGCCCAACTGTCCCGCTAGTCGGTGCAGCCGCTGAGGCGGTGATTTTAGCGATATTGTGGTGGAATGAACCGCCCGCATAGCCATCTATATCAAATGCAATTTTTTCATCGGTAGTAATGTTGTCGGACATAATTGAGTCGAGGACATTTGTTGCTCTAATAAACCGAACATTACGACCGCCGGTATTGTGATGCACCATCGAATACCAGAAATTATCAAGCTTCATCCCGCCATAAAGATTTGATTCGGACGGCAGTCCGGCATTGTCGGCATAAACGTTCGATCCGATATCAGCATGATAAAAATATGCCATATCCAGTGCCTTACCATTTTCGCAGATCCAATTATTACGGACGCGAGGAACATCCAGACCCCACGCAAATATCCCGGTACCCAGATTTGAAATGGACATGCCTTCAATCACCAGGTCGTCAACCGCAGTACCATAGATAGTGCCGCTGGAATTGGCGTTATAGACCTTGATGCCGACAGCGGCCCCTGTTGTTGATGGACCGTAGATGGAAAAGTCCCGGTAATGGATGCTGCTATAGTAATGGATCGCAGGAGATGCTGATTCACCAATAGCAATAATGGTTTGAAATGCCGGTTCTTCAGTTGTTTGAATTACTCCGGTACCAAGCATACCACCGGCATCTACAATGGTACTGCGGGTGCCCTTGTTAAATCCGGCTATGGTTATAAACCGACGACGGACATTTACGGAACCGGATTTGCGGTACTGGCTATTCAAAATCACCCTGCCGCCGTAGGCTGGAGCAGCATCAACAGCAGATTGTAGAGCAGCATTATTGACCGCTTCATAACCTGCAACGTTACCACCGACAGCGCCCCACCATTCCGGAGGGATATCCGGATTAGATTCAAATGTGACGGTACCCGACCCCACCTTTTCCAGGACGTGATATAAACCTGCTTTAAATGGTCCTTTAATAATCAGATTACCACTGTAACGGATTCTGCCGCCTTTAATCACTTCTACCGGACGATCTGCAGGAATGGTCAAGTTCCCGCAATTCATCGTTGACGTTACTACCATAGGCTTTCCGGATGTTGCCGGACTACGCTTGGCTGTAGACAAATTCGTAAATGAAGCAATATCAATGCCCCATGGCCCACTGGAATTGTTGATTGCAGCAAACGTCGGTAAAACGGTAAACATCAGCAGTATTATCGTTAAAAATATGTTTTTCATCAGTATTACCTCCATAAATATTGTTTAAAAAGTTTGCCAGTTAGAGCCGTCTTGAGCCACTTCGAAGCGATCACCAGGGTCAAGATCAATATAGGCAGCACCATCAATAAGTTTGCCGTCGGTAGCATCCAGACGGGCAACACCCTGACCGATATTTTTGCCCTTGTAGCGTTTTTGAGACCCTACCGCACTAAAGACCGGGAGATGATAGGGGACTATTGTCCCGTCAGCAGGGTTGGCAAACAGTACGCCATTGGTTTCTGCCAGCGTTATTTCGACTGCTGAAGTGACTACATCCCCACCCAGCGCAATAACTTCTTCCTGAATGGCGGTCAGCCAGGCGGCGGTAACTTTGGTGCCCTTTTCACCCGCTGACGGGTTTCCTTCGTGAAACTGCCCATCGACAGTGCCTATTCGTTCCATAATCTCCTCCTTAGACTTCTATAAACTCAACATGAGTGTCGGCCGGTTTTAAATCGCCAAATACCTGCTGCATGACAAAAGCATAGGAATAACTGAGATGCTCTCCGGCCGCCGATGCACCGGCCCTGAAAGCGTAATCATCGGGGCCGTCGGAGTAGTAAATCCTCCAGCACCAGTCGCTGGCATCATCACCCAGCTCATCGCCAGCACAGCTCCATCCCGGCATAAAGGGATGAAGTTCTTCCAGGACTATGGTGTAGCCAAGCGCAGCAGCCAGCTGGATAAAATAAGCGCGGTCCAGGCGGCCCAGCTCTGACATCTTCTGTACTACCCGGTTCAACCGGATAGAGAGCGGATCGTTGTAAAATGGGGCAGAGCCGTAGTTGCGCTCCCAACTTTCGAGCAGCTCATAGGTGCTGTTGGCGTATAGCTCGGAAAGCAATTTGTCCGCATGGGCTTCAAGCAGATCGAGATGTGCACCCTCAATGGCAGTGTCATGGGCAAAGTTGGCACCGAGCGAGAGCGGCGTTAGCTGTGTCAGGACGGTGCTATGTGACATTGATTGCTCCAGGGCGGATGATCTGCGACGCCGTCGACGTGATATTAATAGCCGGAGTTGTGACGGTGACATCAACCGCGCCGTTGATGATGGCGATGTTGGCTAACTGACTGCGGTAAAGAGTCTGGCCGGGGATAAAGCCGTTCATATAGGCGGCGATATCGGCGGCGGTTTGTACGGGATTGTAGTCTGTACCGGTACCGTCGAGCGTAACCGCTTCCGTAAGGATGGTCGGAGGCAGCACGCGCAGGTATTTGGCAGTGACCGGGCGCAGGTTATCGATATAGGCGTAAACTTCGGCCAGTAAACCTGCTGCGGGAATTTCACTGCCGGTGGACGAATCGGCCACGATGACGACGTCCACGCTGCCCGGCCCTTGGCCGAGCGGAATGCAGTAGGCGGCGGTGACGTTGGTGATTTCCATGGCCCACTTGACGTAGTCGTACTGGTTGCCGCCTGCGGGCGGACGGCGGATAAACTCCAGCAGCCGGGCCAGCAGCGATGCATCGGTTTCTTCGCTTTTGCGGGTGATGCCGCGAATCCAGGCATGATGTTCCAGATGCTCAGTGGTGGCGGTATCGGGGAATATCTGGTCGGCAATCCAGCGCTGGTGCTGGTAAAGACCCCAGAAGGCCGATGCAATGGCAGCGGACTTGACGTAAATCATCGAGCCCTTGGCAGTATCGGCACCGGGGAGCTGGTTGCGGTAGTCGGTCAGGATTGCGCTTAAAAGTTCGTCGAATGAAGGCACGTTAAACGCCATTTAAACCACCTCTTTAAATGTTTGATAGGTCACGATATGGCCGTTTGCCTGGGTGGCCGTAACCAGCACGTTGAGACGGTGCCGGTCGTGTTCATGTCGCCATGTTTCGACGATGATTCCAGTGGCGCGGCCGGCATCGATGATCCATTGCAGCGCCTGCTCGTAGTCCTGCTTGACCAGACGCGCACTGACCGGAGTGTTTTTCAAACGAGGGCGATGAGTTACGCCGAACAAAGGATCATGCCACCAGCTGCCCTTTTTGATAGCCAGGGAGATGATGATGTTGTTGAGGATATCGGAGGACGGATCAAAGGTCTGATCAATCTCACCGGTCTGGTTGTCGTAGGTAAGTTTGAAGTCCATTACATCACCTGAGTTGTCGTCGGGCCGGTGCCGTGGACGTGACTGTTATAGGTTGCGCGCATGGCGGCCATGGTGCCGGTAGAGTCTGTCACGCTAGTCAGGGCAGAGACGGTTGCGCCGGTGACTCCGGCTGTGGCGGTGATGCCGCCGTCTACCTGCAAATTGCCGGTGCAGGTAACCAGGGGCGAATCCAGCGTAATGCTTTCCGAGCCGACGATGGTTACAGCCGGAGCGGTGGCAGTGATCGCCAGCGGGCTGACTACGTTGATGCCGGCGCGGGTGAGATGCACCTTCTGCCCCAGATCGTCATAGAGGGCGACTTCACCATCCTCCATGGCAATGCGGTAGCGGCGATCATCGGAGGCGACGGCAATGAAGTGGCCACCCTCGCGAATGATGATGATTTCGGCACCCGCCTTCGGGCGGCTGGTATAGCCATAGTGTTGAAAGTACTCACGGTCGGAGATGGTCTCATCGGAGCGTCCGGAGGCGGTAAATCGTTTAATGACACCTTCAGCTATGCTTAAAACTATGCCGCGTATCATGGGCTGGCCACTAGGCCGGGAGGGCCGAGCTTGATATCGGTCCAGCTGCCCTGCTTGGTTTTGCGGAAGCGGCGATTGAATATCAGCATGGTACGCTGCACAGCCAGCACTTCGTCGTTGACGGTGCAGAGTTCGTTGATCGCCCAGTTTTTGCCGTTCTGGCTGTGCAGTGGCGCGGTGTAGGCCAGGCTGTAGCCATCGTGTTTCTGTTTTTCCAGCAGCATGCGGCCATAGAGCGCCGGGGTCTGGCTGTCGTTATTGAGCTTGACTACCAGGGGCTTGTAGAAGGGAAAGTCCGGATCAATGATAGGCTTGTTTTTTACATTGACCTTACGAGCATCCATCTCAAATATATTTAAACCCTGCACCTGAGAAACAACGGTGATTTTAGAGTAGCGGCGGGAGATATCATTGACTTCTTCACCAGAGATAACATTGTTGCCCTGGCCGTCCCGTCGAGTGATTATCTTGAATAACGGGGTGCCGGAAATCTTTGGTCGACCAAATACAAAAGTACCGTCTGGGAGAGAAAAGAACATCAAGCCACGGCTGGCGGCATACACTGCAAGCACTTCAAATACAGTCATACCGTGTTCAATATGGCTGAATTTCTGGGGTGTATCCATGAAAGCAACCAGAGGGTTATCAGCGGTTTTTCGTTTGCCCTTGAGCTTCCCGACAACGTTTTCCTGATAGATTATCTGCGAGCGCTGAATAATCGGTATTGAAGGGAGTAGCATCTCAGCCAGTTGCTTTACTGTTTTACCATGAACATCGCCGAACTTTTCAGCGTGACTGTCTACTAACAGCCCCATAAGATCGCGGCCTTCGACGCTCAGGTTGGTACCATTTTTATCGTACTTTTTTGCGGTTTTATCGATTAGGCCGGTTAACTCCAATTGGTCGTTGATGAACAGTTTGCACTGCATCCCAGCCTTGATTGGCGCTTCCGGATTAGCCAGTTCCAGCTTGAACGTGTCGGCAGCCTGGTAGAGATCAGCCTCGATGTCATAGCTGGTGAAGTTCTCAATGCGCTGGTTGCCGATCTGGAGTGTAACGACGTCGCTCATACGTTGCCACCTCCGGCGTTGATGTAGATCTGCAGCGCGCCTCCGGTAAAATTCGGCCGGGAGATAGTATTGATGGCAGCCAGGCGCTCTGCATAATGGTAATCAAGGCCATAGCGCAGGCAAACGAGATGCAGCGGCATCGGATTGTCAAGATCTATAGTAATGATCTTTTCACGCTCCAGCTTGATGTTGCTGACATGATCTACCAGAACGCGAGCCATGACCTTCAGACAGGCAATGGTGCGGCCACCATCGCTGTCGATGGCGTCCTGGAGCATTTCGCGGCTGATCAGCACCGACGCCTCCAGCTCATTGACGGTATAGACCGGTTCGGCTACGGCTGGATTGAGGTAGCGGCCGGATACATCAAAGGTAGACTGCTTTTCAAGGCGGCGCAGGATTTGGCGCTGTGTTTCGTCAGTAGCGTAGTATTGCGCCACGGCGTGGGCACCCTGGGTGGAGACGGCAACCAGGACATGCTTGCGCATCCGGCTGGACAATGGCAGCGTGGCGATCAGGTTGGCTATGGCACCGCGCAGATTACGCATGAAGCGGCTGGGTGCGGTCGTGACAGTTTTGTAAAGGGCGACGTAGCGGTCAACCATCTTGGCGATGGAGCCGATCACTCGCCCCGGTAGCTTGGTGCCATAGTTGACTGTCGCTATAAGGCTATTGACCGGCTGTGTGACGTCGTTGAGCGCCCCTTCAAAGGAGGCAACGGCTGCATCTATCTTTTTCACATAGGCGCGGGCCTTCTGGGATATCCCGCTGAACTGTTCGAGGATCCCCAGTTCCGGATCCAGCTCAACGTTGTTAATCGCGGTGGCCTCGGCTCCCAGCTCTTCCTGCATTTCGTCCTCGAACTGGTTTATCTGTTCGTCCTGGCCGTCGATGACGGCCTGATCGGCGGCGACCTCCACGTCTTCATACTCGACTTCGCTGATGTTCTGGCGGAGGTTTTCGACGAAGGTGATGTCGACCTCGGCAGTCATCTCGCGGTCATCGGCTTTGACACTTACACGTTCGATCATGCCCGGCATGATGCCGTACATGGGATGGGTTAGCTCAAAGAGAGCCTTATCCTTCAGGTGGTTGACCAGTTTGATGTGATCGTTGTAGGTCAGATGGCTGCCGTCATCCCAGAAGTAACAGCGGATCGTGACGGTACGGGCTTTCTGCCCCATGTTTTCCAGCAAGGCTCCATCTTTCAAAGGGAACTCATGCCGGGCGATCGCACCCTCGAACTGATCGTCAAGGGTTTCGATCTCCAGCTTGATGCCGTCTATGGACGCATTATAGAGGGACATTACCAGGCCCCCGTATTCATGAGGGCATCAAAGAAACTGCCATTTTTGCCGCCAATATTGGCGCTGGTGGACATGTCGTTGCTGCGAGCAAAGACGCGACCGCCGGAGTCGATCTGCAGGTCGATCTTAATTTCGTTTTTCTGAGAGCCCTTCGCCGGTTCCGGGTGGAACATGTCATAAACTTGCTCCCCTGCCCATCCTGTACCCTTGTATTTCCCTCCGGATGCCCAGCCGCTTATTCCGCCGAGGGCATGATTAAGACCGGTACCGACACCATACCCCGCGCCACCGGCAAGTAGGAGTGGAAGAATTTCAGCAGATGCAAGGCCCATAGAAGAACCGGCCAGCACTCCGAACTTACGAGCCAGCCATCCGGCCGCTTTCTTGCCTCCGCCTGCAGCAGCACCTCCGCCGACCGCTCCGCCTATAGCATCGGCAACAACGGAACCGCCCAGATTAGCGGGCCAGTTGGTGATAAAGACCGGAGTGACACCGGCGGCAGCTTGGAGCGCCTTGCCTTCAGCCACTCCTATTGCAGTAGATGCCCCGCCTTTCAGAAGCCCACCAATGCCGCGAGCGCCATATTTACCAGCCAGCAGCCCGCCAACTACAAGGCCAGCCCCGGCAATGGGGAGCAGTTTGGATGGATTCTTTTCCGCAAATTTGCCGATGGCGTCGGTGGCATCATTCGTTTTAGCAACGATCTTGGTGAGGAAACCCAGCCAGGGATCAAAGATCGCGGCGGCGGTTGTCTGTGCCGTGCCTGTCAGTGATTTGAGATTGGCGGAAAAACCCTCCATGCGCGTGTTGAGCTTAGTCTGCATGTCGGCGGCCTTGCCGATGTTTTCGCCGACCTCTTCCCACGATCCAGCGCCTTCATGGATCAGGGCAAAAGCAGCACGGCCACCCTGTTCACCGAAGATTTTCTCCATGACAAAAAGTTTCTTTTGATCGGTCATACCGGACAACGATTTGCGCAGCTCGGGAATGATGGTGTTGAACGACTTGAGCGTCCCTTTTTTGTCGAAGAATTCGAGCTTCTGTTTTCCAGTGCGCCCAAGCTCCTGATTCAAGGCGGCCATGACCTTACGGGCCATGTGAGAGGTGCCGACCATCCGGATCAGGAAGTCATTGAGTGAGGTACCGGCCATCGAGCCTCTCATACCCTGCTGGCTCATTGCACCCATGGCGCGAAGGATATCCTGGGCGGGGATTTTCATGTTGGCGGCGGTACCGGCAACGTACTTCATCCCCTCGACCAGGTCGGGGATCTTGGCGACCGATGCCTGGTCGACCTTCTGGATATAGTTTGCCAGGTCGCCGTACTGATCGCCCTTGATGTTAAACGGCGACGCCATAGCGACCAGACCTTCGCCCATTGCCGACGGTGCTTCCTTGGAGATGGTGGCAAGCGCTGCCGCTGCCCATGCTGCGCCACTTTTTGCTGCAACATCCTCCATTTTAAGACCGGCCTTGAGCAGCACGTTCTCGATACCTACCACTTCTTGAGCGCCGAACGGCATCTGTTTCTGGATGACGCTGGCGGTCTGGCGGACACGGTCCAGCTGCTTGTTGAGTACCCCGGCGTCGCCGCCAGCCTCCTGGAGATTCATCTTTACATCGAGCACGGCCTCCTGCAGACCGGTTGCGGACTGGAACCCCTTCAGAGCACTCAACGAAACGCCGAGCCCTGCCAAAACTCCGCCTAGTGACCGGGCGGACTGGCGGATGGAGGCCATCTCACGCTTGGCGATGCTGCCGAAACGTTGAAAACCCTGTTCGGAATCCTTCAGCTCCCGCTTTAAACCGGTGGAACGAGCAAGTAGCTCTATAAAGAGTTTCATATCAGCCATGATGGGGGATAGTACGTGGAGGGGAAGGGGATTTCTATTTGAAGGACTTCAAATAAAAAAGCCCCGATCCGGTAAGGAAAGGGGCTTTGAGGTGGTATTTGCACTGTATGCCAAAATGGCGGCGTTATGTCAAGCTTTCTTCTTTCGTACCTTCTGAACTTGCGGTTTTGGGTCTACTATCTCCTGGTAGTTGAGCAGCAGGCTGTTCCCCTCGGAGAGCGGCATGTCAAGCGCCTCCGTCCAGGGTACCCCCAGTTTGATCAGCGCCAGCAGCTGTTTTCTGAGCGGCTTGTTGGCCGCTTCGAAACTCCTCCCTCCGCTGGTCCAGGTCGAACATGGCATAGCCGAGGGTGTCACCATCGGCACCGTCAAGATCCAGGACCATCTCGGGCGTGACATTGTCGATACCGGCAATCTTGAGACGCTTGGAGATAATGGCGGCATCGTAGTAAGCCGTATCGGAGAGCAGCTTCTTATCGATGGCCGGATCATTGGCCAGTTCCAGGGTATTGCGGAAGGTGCGCTCGTGCAGAATGTATTCTCGACAGGCGATGCCCTTGTCGTTGATTATCCCATTCGGGAAGGTGCCGGTATGAACCATGGCTTATTCCTCCACCCTGGTACCGGCGACGAACTCAATATTCTTGGTAACTTCCTTGTCGCCATCGAACTTGGCCTCGCCGATGCTGAGGCACTGCACTTCACCGAAGCTGATCCGCTTGCCGTTTTCGTAGTCGATGGTAACGGTGCCGTCTTCAATGCTTTCGAAGTCGCGTTCGGGCTTATCGGCCGGTACCACGTATTCGAGGCTGAAATTGTGGCGGGCTTTGACCTTGAGCGTGCCGGTACTGTTCATCAGGTTGACGGTCTTTTTGAAGACGCGCTCTTTTTCGGTGAAGGCGTTGAAGTCCTCTTCAAGTTCACCGTTAATCTCAAGACTGACTTTGCTGATGTATGCTTCCATTCAAGCCTCCTTTAAGGCGGATTAAAGAATCAGATCGATGCGACCGGCGATGACGTGCAGACCGTTAACCACGTCGGCCGGGATGCGAATGTTGAGGCGGTTTGGATCCTGCTCATCGCGCTCGATGATGACGCCGGAACGGTTGAGTGCGACGTTTTCAAGGATCTCCAGGCGCTCCAGGCGATTGAGGATGTCGAGCACCTCTGTCCGGACACGCGCCGGGGTTTTGGTGGAGAGCTTGGCCCTGGGGAAACGGAGCAGCAGACGTTCACGAACGGAGCGGCGGGTGTAATCAAGAGTATCGATGGTCGTGACATCGAGCAGGCTGATGTCGGGCACTCCAGCGATGTTCTCGACGTAGGTGGTGATCATCCTGACAATCTGCACCTGTTGGCCGGGGCCGACCTGCAGCGGAGTGACACCGTTGGCCAGGGAGCTTTCCTGTTCGGCCCTGGTCAGGCGCTGAGGCTCGGACGGTGCGGCTATGCCTTTGAGCGGCAGGTAGTTAAGCGGCCGGGCCGGATCTGATTCGGAAGCGCGAACGGCGGCGAAGGCGGCGGCAATCTCAAAACTCGGCGAGCGGGATCCGCGCAGCAGGGCGACGCAGACACGTCCGGAGTTGAGGTCGGTCGTGAGGGTGATGACGGTGGCCAAGGCGATGTCGACGGCGGCATAACCGACGCCGGGGCGTTGTTCGATGGGGCCGGATACGGCGTCCAGGTGATCGCGCAGGGCGGCCAGGCTGGTGGCGTCGTTGTAGGGAGTGATGATCAGGGAGTATTGGCTGGCGTACACCTTGTCCAGGGCGTCCTGAATATCAGGGTCGATGGTACCGGTGGCCATGGTGACAACGGCCACGGTGGTGGCGATGTTAGCGGTGATGCTGGCTTCCAGATCGATCTGGTTGGCGACCAGGCCTTTGTTTTTGGCGGCGAGCGTAACAACACCCAAGGCGGCGGTAGCGGTGACCGGCAGGTCGGAGAGGTTGTTGATGGCGGCTGCCAGGGCGGCAGCAATTACCGTCACGGTGTCTCCGGAAGCGATGGCGATCTCGACCTTGTCGTTGCCGATGTAAAGAGTTGCGACGCCGGATCCGGTCGGCACGGTGGCAAAGGTTACGGTACCGGCAGCTGCTGCCCCAGCACCATCATCCAGGGCACAGACGGTCAGGTCCATGTAAGGGTTGGCACGGAGCGCGGCCATTACCATGCGGTGTGCCAGCGAGCCCCGGCCGAAATAAGTGGCGGCATCGGCAGTGCTGTAGACGCGGGTCGGAACCAGGGCGGCCACGGAACCGGCGGCAATGCGCTGGGCAATGATCAGGGTCGGCTGCACATTGGCCGGCAGCGAGTTGACCGCGAGGGTCGTGTTGAATTCAAAGTACGCACCCGGCTTGCGGATCGTGCTGGGGATGCTGTCAAATGATATATTCTCTGAGCCCATTATGCTTCACCTCCAGTTTTTTTCTTGGTGCCGTCGACGATGACCAGGGAGCCGTCGGCGAGCAGGCGGCGATAGAATGTAGTGCCGTCGACCGGTGTCCCTTTGGGATCGTCGGTAATGTAGGTGCGGGGATTCTCCTCGCGGGGGCATTTTTCGCCGGGGTTGGCTTTTACGAGCAGCTTTTGTGGCATGGCAACTCCTCCTTTTAAACGTTGGTAATCAGGGTATCGGAACCGTCAACGGTGGCGTCGCCGGGTGTGAGCAGATAATCAACGGCCATGGTGATCAGTATGCCGAGGGCTTCCTCTTCCAGCTGGCGGATGTCGAACCAGGTGGAAAATTCAAGCAGATATTCGATGATGCCCGCTTCGTATTTATCCTCGCTGGTAACATCGCGTAAACTGACCGGCTGCAGGCGGCCGATGGCAAGTCCGAGCTTTTGGCCGAGCAGGATCTGGACTGCGGAGGCGACCAGGGGATTGATGCCCTTGCGCCTGGCTTCCTCGCCCAGCATGTTTTTAAATTTCAAAAGAACGCTGATGGTACAGGCGTTACGAAAAACAGCCTGGCCAACCGAGCTGAACTTACCGTCCAGGACCGCGACGGCAACGGTGGTATCGCGCAGTTGCTGACGGCTGTCCTTTTGGGCGGCACCGGAACCCTTCAGTGCCGGGATCATATCGGTCAGGCGCGTGAGGGTCGCCTGTTCGATGGCGGTGATCATGTCGGGCTGTTCGGTCGGCATTATCTATAAACCTCAGTACGTATCCATTTTGGTTGAAGTGAATATTCGGTCGTTAGTGCGGATCATGGCCGGGGCATTTCCGTTGTTGGGCGGAGCTACTACGGCGGTTGATCCGAGAGTGATCGTGCCATTGGCGATGGCTGCCAGTAACTTGGTGGCGGCGCTGTTATTTTTGTCGCGGACCTCGGGCATTGTTTCGACCCGACGGGAGTAGAGGTTGTAAATGGCCATGTCGAGCGAGCACTTGGCAATGATGTCAGGAACCGGGTTGAACGGTACGATGTAGCGGGCGGCACAGTAACCATTGATAATTGCATCGGCGCTGGTAATGGTCTCTGTGACATTGTCCAGGGCCACGGCAATGGAGGCCTGTTCTCCGGCGGTGTAGCCTGTCAGCGCGCCACCGCTGGCAGCAGCCAGCAACATTGCAACGGTTACGATTGCACCATCGGAGTCATCGGACAGCTGCAGAACTCTGTCTGCACTGATTTGACCAATTATTTTATCTAACGTTGTGTATGGCATGGTGTCCCCTCACCCCTGCCCCTCTCCCACATGGGAGAGGGGGTACTGCTATCGGGTGGGTTGTGGTATCGAGGTTATTGCAACTCTACGCAGATCGTGGTGGCCGTGCCGGACGCGGCTGAGTAGACATCGAAGGGCACGCCGGTAATGGCACCGTTAAACACCAGGGTACCGCTGGACTCCGGCATGAATGCCGTATTGGAGTTAAGTCGGCGCTTGACTACGATCGGCGCGCCTGCCGCGCTTACGGCCGACCATTTCAGACCAATGTGGCTGCCATCATTGGTGACGGTGACGATCGTACCCTTGGTCTTGGTGGCAGTGGTACAGTTGGAGACAGCCGGGTCGGGGGAAAGCCCGACCAGATTCTGGATGGGAACTTTCATGCCTGACTTGTCATAGGGCAGCTTGCCTCCGGCCAGGGCCGAGGTGGCGACCAGGCAGAGGGACAACAGTAAAAACGAGAACATGTGCTTTTTCATACGGTATCCTTTCCGGGGTTATTCCCCTGGGGCGATTTGTTAGATCTTGATCCGGATGATGTCGCCATCAGCCAGCGCTTCATCCATGGCATAACCGTTGGCAATTCCGGCGGCCTTGGTGATAACCTTGCCTGCAGCTCCGGTTTCTACGGCAGCGCCAACGGCAATGGCAGCACCGGCTGTTACCAGCAGCGCGCCGTGAAGGTTGACCGGGGCCGGACTGCCAGCGGCGGTATCGGTTTCAGCCGTGCCCAGGGCAGCGGCACCGGCGGCACAGACATCGCCATCGAAGCCGACCATCTGGAAGCGTGCCAGGGCGGCAGCGGCGATGATTGAAAGGGTGCAGCAGACAACTTGAGTTTTCATAGTGTTAACCTCCGTTTAAAGTTGGGTTTAATTACTGTGGAGCGAGTTCTAACTGGCGCTTGGCAATGGCATCGGTGACACCCTTACGGGATTCACCTTCAGCCAGTGCGGCCAATGTCTCCATCGTCTCAGCAGCCATGACCAGCTGCACCGTCTGTGGCACATTGAGGGCCGATGGTTTTTGACCACTCTGATCCGGGCTTAACTCTAAAAACTGTTCCAGTCCCACGGTTTCTTTTTCGGCAAGCTCGATGCTGCCGCCGATGGGGATGATCTCGCCCCCCCGTTTGAGGGGGCTATTTTTAACAGTGTAGATCGGCATGATTATGGTCTCCCTTACTTGACGGTATTGGTGATCAGGTAGCCTGCATCGGCACCGGCGATCTTGAGATCGAAGCGGTCGGTATTGCGAACCATCTCCAACTTGCCGCCGTTTTCGGGGTAACGATCCACCTCGGCACCGGCTCCCTTGCGGAAGGTATAACCATACGAAGGCTCGTACTTGGTGCGCTCCTGACCGGTTGTTGCCGCAGGGACATAAGCCAGGACGGCAACATCGCCCCAGATATCGTGAAATTCATCGTCATCGTCGCTGTAGACCATTTCGCCAACTACGATGTTCTGGATCTTGAGCACGGCCTTGATGATATCCATCGTCACGACCTTGCTTTCGTTGGACGGCACACGGGCCAACATCTGAGGGTGATTCTCCAGGACGTTGAGTGTAGTGGGGCCGATGACTAGGACGTTAGGTCGCTTGCCGGTGCGCTTGCGGATCGCTTCACGGCCAGTGGCAACATCACCGGCAGGATCGGAACCGGGCTCTGACCAGCAGGCATCTGCAGCCAGGGCCAGCTTGTTGGTGGCGGCATAGTTGGCCGGGTTGGTAGCCAGGGCGGCTGCCTTGAATTCACGACTGACCGCGATGGATCCGGTTACGGTATTTGTTGCGTGTGCCTGGAGCGGGAAAGCGGAATCCTCTTCCTCGCGGTAATCGACCGGGTATTCGATATCGTACTCGGTCATGACGTAGTCGAGCAGCGTGACGCCTTCAGGGCTGATACGGTTGGAGGCGGCACGGATGGCGCGTTCGGTGTTGTAAAGCTTGAAAGCTTCCTTGCCAAACTGCGGGTATTTCCCGGCTTCCTTGGTGAGACCCGAGACGATCGGGAAGAGTGCGTCGGCGACGGCTTCATTGTTGCTGTAGCCTCTGGCCAGGTTGGTGAGTACGGGATCAACTAATCTGAGATTTCCAAGACGATCTGCCATGTGCTGCCTCCTTAATTGGTGTTGAGCTGATTATTGTTTGATGACGGCCTGTGCGGCGGTCTGGTAACTGACGGTGATACCTCTGGTCTTTGCTTCTTCCTGGTAGGCCACGATCTGCTGATGGAGTGCCAGACGTTCTTCATCTACGTTTTCTCCGAACTCACCGGCTCCGGCTGCCGGTACTGTTTTGCCGTCGGCATCTTGAGTTGTTGCCGTCTCCTGGAAGCTGACAACATCGGGGAGTTTGGCGAGATCCTCTTTATACGCATCAAGTGCCGGGACGATCTTCTTGTTGTCGCCTTCGCCGAATTCAAGCGGGCCAGCTGCTGCCAGGGTCATCATGTGGGCGATGACTACGGGCCGCATGGCTGGGCTGATCTTGGTGGGCAGGGTGTCGCAGAAGGCGGTGCAGTCAGCTTTCAGCTGTGTGGCCTTCATGCCGGAGATATCGGCGGTGAGGGTGGCAATGGTTGCCTCGTGTTTGCCGACGGCCTCTTTGAACTGTGCCGCTTCGGTTCGTGATGCGGCCAGTAAGCCTTCAAGTTCTGTGATGCGGACTTTGTCCATCTCATTCTCCTTTTCTGCGTAAAGTGTGGGTTCATCTGATTCCGGCTTCAGGGCATCGCGGGTGAGGGTGTCGATCTGGTAACTGGGGATAACGCTATCGGCGGTCTGCAGGCCGAACTTTTCAATGATGAATTCGCGGATTTGCCGCCAGAGAGATGCATTGGTTTCGTCGGCCCAGTCACCGAAACAGATGATGCCCTGCTCGTTATCGGCAAAGCTGGCAGCTTTCAGCCCCTTGACTGCGGGAGCCTGGGCACCTAAGAAACCGATGTGGCGCAGGTAGTAAACACCGGGTACTGGATTATTTGGAGCGTCGGGGAGATAAAAGGATGCGGACATGTGTTTAAAGCGACCGGCGTTGACCAGTTCGGCGAACTGAGTGTCAACCTGGCATGGTTCGGCATGAAGATGACCATCGGCGAAGCTGAGCGCTTTTGCATAGCCGTAGGCAGGGTCGTCTGTTTTAGGATGGCCTACAACCAGAGGAGCTTCGTGGATGTCGGGGCTGTATGCCTGGGCAGTGGCCTGCAGATCGGCAGCGCTAAAGCTGATGCTGCGACCGGACATGTCAGTATGTTTACCTGGTTTGAATATTTCGAGGAGTTTTGCCATGTGGTGCCCCTTTCTCTTTTGTCTAGGGGGCACACTACGGGATGACGTCGGGGGATTCTATTTGAAGGGCTTCAAATAAAAAGCCCCTCTTCAGGCAAGTGAAGAAGGGCGAAATAATCTGTTTTTTGCCTTATGACAGAAGCGGTAATTTATGTCAAGCGTTCCGAAATCGGAAAATGCGGGGTGGACCCTGTTTTACAACCCCGTTAAAACCATCTTTAAACTTCCGCGTGTGCGGCGAACAGGATCAAGTGCGGGGGTCTGTAAGGTAACGGGGATAGATCGCCCCGTACAGGGCATATTTCGCGGTTTACTTATCCATCTCAAGGAAGTCGGCGACAATTTCCTGTATCCTGGTCTGATCGTCGGAGTTCCAACCGAGGTACGGGCGGGCTGGAATCTTTGGATTGCGAGTATGCGCGCCGATAGATTTGGCTCTGACCTGTGCCCAACTGGGGAAATTCATACTCTTTGGGATGTGCGCTTTGCCTTTGCGCTGGTGCGCTGAAATCGCGACGGCCTTATCCAGACCGAACTGGTGGACGGCAGCATAGACGACGTTGGTGCCTATCTTCAGATTGCCATTCCGCACTGCGTAAGCAATAGATTCGCGCAGGCGGTGACTTTCAGTCAGGATCTTCGGGCCTTTCTTTTTTTTCTTGTAGCGTTCGGAAAGCGCCGCCCATTTGACACCCTGGGGATCCTGCTGTTCATCAAATAGTTCCTTGGTTGCATCGCGCTTATACTCGCCGATGTTTTTTAGGACCGGTGCCAGGCCGGAGGCTTTTTTTGCCAGCGAGCCGAGCTTGCGCTTCAGGTCGCGGTCGTCAATCGTGACGTATGGGGTGAAGGCTCCGGCCATGGTTATTTATTCTCCAGCGCGCCCGTCTTAGGATTCATCCACTGCTTGCCGGGGTTATAGTCCCAGCCGGGATCTATTCCCCTGGGGATGTCACGCACTTCGCCGGTGGCGGGGTTGACCCATTCGAAGGTGCCGTCATTCGGGGCGGTGCCAACCTTCTTGTCCAGACGGGTCAGGTCGCGGTTTGATAGGGCTGTAACGCGGCATTTGCAGCCCCAGCCGTTAGGGGTGTAGTGAGACTCCCACCAGGGATCATCGGCGGGCAATACGGTGCCGTGCCAGGACAAGTGTAGCGGCCGGGGGTGAACGCTGTCGCCATGCTGATACATCCAGTTGGGGCGGTACTTCAATACGTCCGGGTCGGTCATCTGGGCATAGCGGCCAGCCTGGTATGACGTGCGGATGTTGGTATCGTAAATGACACGGGAACGCCAGCCACGAGTACCGTTATAGCTCCAGCCGTATTTGTTGACGATGGTATCGAACTCGCCCAGGAACGTCTGGTAGGTGGTACCCTCGGCAATGGCTGTATCGATGGCCAGACGGAAGTCGGCCAGCATATCGTCACGCATGACACCGGCGACGGTGAAGGCGTGGTCATGCTCGCTGGCGTAGATATCCGACCAGGTGGCGGATTGCATGCCGAGCTTCTGTCGGAAGAAGTTGATCGCCTCTTCGAATGGGAGGCTGATCGGTTGCGCCTGTTCGGCGAAGTCGAGACTGGACATAATGTCGTCACGACCGTTCAGGTTGGCGAGGATCTGGGCATCGGCCAGGGTGATGGCAAACGGGTCAACGTCAAATAAGCCTTCGCGATAGTTAGCCATCTGAGTTGCTGCCGTTTCCAGTGATCCGGCTGCGGTGATGATATGGTTGATTGTTTTTGCCAGGCTGCTGCCGTCTTCCGCATTGAGTGCCTTATCAACAATCAGGTCGATCTGATCCGGCTGCAGCTCGCCTTCTGCAAACGACGAACAATGCGGACACGTATGTTCAGAAAATGCAGTCGTAACTGTTGGTGGAACAGCTGGGGCTTTTACTGCCAGATCACTATCCTCAAGATTGTACGTGCGTTTGTAATAGTCAACGGTAAAGACCAGACCGCTGGCGGCCAGTGGCCCGGTCAGTTTGTCATCACGTTCGGCCTGCTTGGTATCAACATCCTCTTCCTCCCAAAGGCCGAACTGCGGTAAATCTTCAAGAGGTGCCTGCCAATTGAGGCTGTTGATTATGGCGATCAAGTGGTTGAAGGCGGCGTTGACGATGCGGCGGTCGCCATCAATGATATCCTTGGCGGCTTCGGTGGCGGCCGCTTCGCCCCCCAGTTTACCGCTGACCGATTCACCGGCCCCGGCATGGCCGAGAATGACGGTGGAGATGGCGCTGTTGGCTTCGGCGATGATACCCCTGAACAGATCGGATGATGCACCCTTGCTGTCATCGGAGAGCAGTTCGACGCTGCTGTCATCGTAGATAACGGCTATAGCATCCTGCACCATGGCTTGGAGCTTGTCGGCCAGATCATTCATCTCGGCCGAGTTGGCACCGCGCCGGATCTTGCCGATCGCAAACGGCTGTCCGTACTTTTCGGCAAAGGTAACCCAAAAACGCCAGCCACCTTTTTTGAAGGTTACCGGCCAGAAACAGCGGGACATGAGTGCCTGACCGTAGGGGTTTGCATAGGATGCTCCGGAGGTGGGGCATAAAAACGAGTTTGGCGGCGGCACTTCACCATAGAGCGGCTCTTTTCTGCTCTTAAAGCGCAGGGCGTTGTCAGTGTCAAACAGGAACCATTCAGCCGGTTTGCCAACAACATCGCGAGGCAGTATCAGTCCGCTGGTTGTTTTGTTCCAGAGCATTTCCATCGGCTGATAACCGTAGGTAACGGAGTCGAGTATTTCAGTAATGATGCGGTTGATATCGAGACCGTTAAAGAGGCTTTCAATGGTGGCATGGATGGCCTTGTTCTGACGGGTGCGGGCGGTTGTACCGCGTCCATGGTCGAGATCCCATTGCAATTGCAGTACACCAGCTTTACGGCGGCCAAGGTTACCGCCGACACGGTCGTCAATGAGCATATCGCGATATACGGTAATGTTCTGCCCCTGCTTTTTTAGGATTGGGTCAGGGTTGGGCAGGAACATATTGAGACCAAAGAAGTCATATGCGGTTTTGCGCGTGGCGATCTCTTCAGTCATGCTCCGCTTCGGTTCGGCGAAACTGGCGGTAACGTTATTGGCAACCTTCATTTTCTGGCGTTTGCGCATATCAGTAGCCCTCAAGGGTTTTGTTGATTCGTTTAAACTTACGGGAGACGATATCTACGGGACCGCTTTCCTGCCTGGTGGCAAAATAGCCGAGGGCCATTGCTATGGCGGCATCACCGTGACGCTTGAACTCGGCGTCTTTGGTGTCCTGAGTGCGCAGTCCGGGCAGCTTGATGATGCCGTCGATCATCTCCAGGGCGCGCAGGTCATTAAGGACATCGGCGTCCCTGGGGATATCGAATATCTGATCCTCAAATCCCTGCTGGAAGGGGGTCATGTTTTCCCGGTACCAGTTATCGCTGAGCATAACTTCCATGATGCGCTGACGGCCGTACTTGTCGGCGGTAAACTCGGCCAGCGTATAGCCGTTGCCGGTGGCGTCCATGGCACCGTTACGGAAGTTTGGCAGGTGATCAATGATGTGCCAGAGGATCTGTGACTGGTGGCGCGTCGGGACGTTTTTCATTTCCAAAAAGAACGGTACCCGGCGGCGCAGATCCTGCTCGATGGTCATGGGACCAAAGACGGCAAAATCGCCGTAGCGGGCGTAGTCGGAACCGAAACTGTGCGCCCTGGCTTTATCCAGGGTATCAAGGGCCGGATTGACGTTGATGCGGATCCAGTCAGCAATCCAGGAGTCGCGATAGGGTATGTCTTTCGGGACGAAGTCACTCTCCAGCGCCAGGCGCAGCATCGGCCGGGTCTCTTTCATGCACTGCTCGATCAGCACGCCGGGGATCGCCACTCCGGAACCTTCGCGGGGGATGGCGTCCAGCTCTTCCTTCTTGGCGGCGACGTTGCTGCCGTAGCCCTTGATAATGCCAGCGTACCAGCGCTCTTTACCTTCGGCGGTTGGTTCCCACCCCTTGACCATGCAGACCCGCTCATAGAGGCCGTTGGCTACGGCATCGTCAAAGGTGCAGTGAAACACCTTGAAACCGTTCAGCCCTGCGCGGCTGTCTCGTATCAGTTGGTTAAAGGCGTTCTTCATGCCGTTGTGGGTGGAGATGATGCGGATCTTGCCGCCCCAGATCAGGAGCGCCAGGCAAGCATCTATCACGGCCTGGACGTTCTTGTGGAAGGCCGCTTCGTCGATGTTGACGATCCCCTGGAGGCCGCGAATGTTGGCTGGGTTGGAGGAAAGCGCCACGATCTGGAAGCCGGAGGCGAAGCGGATGCGGTAGCTGGTGATCTGCTTGCTGGAGCCATCTTCCTGCTGATCTTCGAAGAGGAATACTTCGATGCCGTTCCAGCCGTCGGCCATGGCCATTGCCATGATCTTGGCCATCTTGGCGCAGTAGCCGATGAACTCCAGACCCTTTTCCTTGGTATCGCCGACGTAGTAGATGTTGTCGCCGCCAGCCCTGCGGGAAGTGGAGGCGGTGATGGAGTCATCCAGGGCAGTAGCATAGGTAATACCGGTGCGGCGGCCCTTCTCGGCGATGTTCAGATCGCACTCGTGGAGCTGCTTGATCCACTGGCGCTGATGCAACATGAGCACGCCATCGGCCAGCGGGTTAGTTTCGTCAGGAATCTCGCGGACGCTGGCGGGCAGCTCGGCCGGATCGAGGATTCGTATGACGTCGCCGGGTAAACTCACTGAACCCCCAGAACTTGCTGACGCCAGAAGGCGGCCTGCTCGGCATTCATGCCCTGCTGCACAGCGGCCTTTTCGACGGCGTTGGCGGCATCGGTCAAGGCCAGCTTACGGATATCCCCTTCCCGTTTGACGTTGATCGTGGCGGACTGTTCGAGGCGCTGCATGGTGAGGGCGAGGTTCTTCAGCTGGCTGATGGTGGCGGACATAGACTCCGGATCTTCGGCGTCGGCTTCCTGCATCTTTAATGACAGTTCAAAGGCCATTGAACGGAGCATTTCATTGATCAGCAGACCGGTCTGACCCTGGGGCGCTGCTCCGACCTGAGCAATGTACATCTGCGCCGTTTCGCGGCTCTGGCGCAGCTTAGCTCCGACTTCCTCCATACGCACGGCATAGCGGTTAACGGCGGACTTGGTGACCCGCTGCGGGTCGCCTGCCAGTTCCAGCAGACTGTTGGCGCGCTCAGTTGCCTCCAGCTGGGTGATGCGGGGATCCTGAAGCCATGCCTGCAGCTGGGCCTTTATTTCAGGGGGCAGTATTTCTATGGTTGACGGCTTCGGCATGGCGTCAGTTCCTTGGGCTGGGGCGGGCGACGCCAGGGACGCGTGCCGATCCTGACGCGACGTCCAGACCGCGCTGGGTCAGAGTGGCAATGTAGATGTTGCCTGATTCTTCGAGGTCGATGTAGCCCTGTTCTTTGAGCCAGTTCAGTTCTGTGATCATCTTGTCTCGAGGAGTGGTGTAGCCTGCTTTCATGTCCAGCAGCTTGTGCAGGATGGAGGAGTTGAGGCGGTAGTCGCCGTCTGACTCCATCAAAAAGCGCAGAATCACCAGGCGCATGTCGGCGGTTATTACATCGGCGTAGCTCATCAGTTTTTCCCTCCCTGTCGCAGCAGAAACTCGTTCATCATATCGGTGATGTGGGTGAGACCGGGGATGATGCCTTCAATCTTGCCGACCTCTTTGCGGAGATCGGCGATCTGGTCATTGACCTTATTGACCCGGTTATAGACGGCGTCCAGATCCTCTTTTTTCGGCAGGGACTTGAACTCCCCCTCGATCTTGACTATCAGCTCTTTATGCTGGCCGAGCCGATCATTGTGCCCATCTACGCGGGCGTTCATAGTCTCGTGTCCAGAACAGCAGGCGGGAACGTTTTTAAGGCGGCCCTCTATTTCCCCCGTCCGTTGGGTCAGGGCTTCGGTGACTGCTGTTGTGGCGCGCTTGACAACCTCTTCTTCCAGTTTGATAAAGCGCCGGGACGTGACTTTCTCGCGGTTGCTCCACCAGGTGTATCCGGTATTGCAGACCACGCCTACCAAGACAATGATGTCCAGGTAAAACTTGAATTCGGCATAGTTAGTCGGGGTTGGTGTCATGCAGTTGCCTCCATTTCAAATGTTTCCTGGCATGTTATGCAGCGACGGCAGCCGGGGCGGGCCTGCCGCCTTTTGAGCGGTATTTCTTCATAGCAATCAATACAGTCGCTGCCGGAGTTATCATCCGGCTCGCGGTGGCGCTGATGTTCGACCAGGGCATCGTTCTGAAAACGCTCGATGTGTTCCTGGATCTGGTCGAGTTCGTCCGGGCACATTACAGGGTGCCGTCCTGGGCAAAATCCAGCTCCGGCCAGTTGGCTGACTTGGACAGTTCCAGGGAGCGGTTGATATCTTCCTGTTTCAGATCGGAACGGTAGGTAGCAACTATCTCCTGACCTTTGACGGCGATGGACTGGGCGATGGGTGCCAGGATGATGGCAAGCTGGGCGATCTGTGCGGGCGTCACTTGGCACCTCCGGAAGCGATCAGAAGTAGATTTTGAGCAATACCCTGAACCCGAACAAGTGCTGCCGTGTAATCGGCAGCATCACCTCCTGTCGAGTAAAGCAGGTAGGCATCTACGGCCATGTCGTATGCCGGTCTGGCTATTTCGTAGGCAGCTTTGGCCTGGGCGCAGGTGTCGGGTGTAAGCTTGCCAGCCTTGCAGAGGTTGTCGGTGGCGGTGGCTGCCGTGACGATGGTGCTCTTGACGGCCAGCAGGGATTTGCCTGCCGTCTGCAGTGGAGTATCGGTGACACCGGTAGCGCTGGTGTGGGCGCAGCCGGTCAGGGCAATGATGCAGGCGAAGGCGGCTAGCAGGAACAGGAGTGGCAGGCGGATGTACCCGGCCTGGGATTGATCGGCTGGCGGTGGCCCGGCAGGGACGGCAGCAGCGGAACGGATAAGGTCATTCTTCTGGGCGCTGCCCAGGGAAGATCCGAGATAGTAGCCGAAGGCGGTGCCGACAAAGCCGATCAGGGCGACCAGGGCCATATTGAAGAAGTCCCGGTTGGTGGCCGGTACGGTACCGACGGCGAGATATGCCAGGGTGCAGAGGAAGCCGAGCATGGCCGCGATGGCGAGGGTTGCCGCTACGGAGTTTTTCTTGTTCATGGTGTTTCTCCTTTTAGTAAGTTCAGGGCCAGCGCATAGCGGGCGTTGCGATCTGCCAGCCCGTTGGTGCCGCCGTTGATTCGTTTGGTGATGTCCAGTATTTGTCCAGCATCGGCCAGCGGGTTGAGGTTTTTAACCTTTACCCAGAACCAGCAGGCCGACTCGACCGCGCCTTCCTTTGTTTCCAGGTACCCGGCGATGACGTCGTATGCAATGCCGATATCCTTGGCAAAGGCGCGGTACATATCGCCGCCGGTCAGCTGGATGACACCACGGCCACGATGTTTCCAGCCGTCTCCGGATGCTTCTGGGCCGTTACCCATGCGGTCGGCATAGGCGCGGTTGGCTATTCTTTCCGGCTGGCGGGCGTATTGTTTGGCGACATCCGCCGGGAAGCGTTTCGGCCAGGTGGCGGTAAGTGCGGTGGCGCTGTAGTTAAGGTTTTCTTTCAGGGCGGTGAAGTCCTGGCTTTCATGGCCACACTGGGCGAGAAAGGCAGCCAGGCGCAGGGGTGTATCGATGTTGTATTTTGGCAGGAAGAGGTTGAGTGCAGCTGTCCAGGCGTCCGGTTCTTTGTTGGTCGAAAAGAGTTTTTTGAATTGATCTACTGTCAGCATTGATTGTCACCTCGCATCTTCGATGCGAGCGACACTACTTAGGAGGGTGGGGCGATTCTAAATGAAGTGTTTCAACTAATATAACAACAAAGCCCCAAACCGTGGGAACGGAGAGGGGCTTTGTGGTGATTTATCGCCTTATATCGCGATGGGGTTACTATGTCAAACAAATAACCCGCCGACTTTTTCTAAACACCTTCCGGAATTTACCATCGACACAATGTCCCTTACGAAGCGCAATCCGTGCCAGACGCGCCCTGGCATAGTGGCTATGATCCGATTGCCGGAGCAGGCCGAGATAGCTGTTTGCGCTCATCATCAGATCTTCGCCGTTCTTGCTTGAAAGCGCTGTTACCGCGTTTTCAAAGGTCGTTCTTCGAAGCACCCTCCGCCAGGGTTTAATGATCTGCCCGACAAAATCTACACCTCGCTCAATCGGCTGGAGGATCGTTTTACGCGGGTTTAAAGCCTGCCCGAGCCGATCCTTGACAAAGCCGTCGATCTCCACTCTAGCACGGTTCAGCCATTCTGGAGATTCGTGTAGCAGCACCATATCATCCACATAGCGGATGTAGTGGCGGGCACCGATTTGATGTTTTACATGCTGGTCAACCGCATTCAGGTAAACATTGGCAAAGAACTGGCTGCTCAGGTTGCCGATCGGAAGACCCCTGTAAGCGGGTTGGTTAAACAGGCTCTTGTAGGGCGGAATCAGGTTTAACAGCTCGGGAGTTCCCTTGATGCGGACATTCTCCCTTGGATCATGGAAAAGGATGGTGTCGGCCAGCCACATGACCCACGGCTCGGTTATCTTTCGTGCCAACAGTTCCCGGAGGATATTCTTATCAATACTGACAAAGAAGTTGGCAAGATCCAGCTTCAGGTAATAGGCGCGTTTCGACCAGTTCTGCGTTACGCTCCTGATCTTATGCTCCAGGCGTTTCGCGCCGTACAGTGTGCCCCGGCCTGGTATACAGGCGCAGCTGTCCGCGATGAATGAGTTGTGAAACCTTTCCGCGATCCGGTTGTAGAGCAGGTGGTGGACTATCCTATCCCGGAAATCGGCTGCCCATACCTCGCGGGGTCTCGGTCTGGTCACGACAAAGCAGATTGACATGCCGGGTTGATACGAGCCATCCAGCAATTCCCGGTACAGAGCCATGATGTTGCGCTCCAGGTTTGTTTCAAACTTTAATGCATTGGTGGTATTGCGTTTGCGCTTGCGGCAGTCATAGTAAGCGCACAGCAGTTCATCCACCGTCAAATCGGCATCGCTATGATCTGCGAACCGCCCGAACTCCATAATTGTTGTTCTTATTGTTGTTGTTCTGGTTGCCATTGTTGAAATCCACGATCCATGCGTTGTTGGAGTTAGGGGCGTTATGTCGTGATGCTCACGTCGCACGGCAGAAGGTTTACAACCGATCCACCATGAAACTGCGCCGCGACCTTGCGGGACCAATGCCCGCCGGTTTCGCTGTTGGTGCTTTACCGTGGGGCCATTCCCCAGGGACACGACCAGATTAATTTTCGCACTGGCATAACCGCCGTAACGGCTATGCAGCAGGCGACGATGCCTTGAGCCAACCAGAAGACTGCCTGCCGATCTGGTCGGTTAATTCAATGGTCTGGGCAAACTGTCCCGTGCTGATCAGCCGCATGTCCTTGGACAGCCTGAGCAGCAAGGTCACCACCTGGAGATGTTCCTGCAATATCTCCAGGTGAGGCCGCTTGTCACGGGAACAGTTCGCCCGGTAAATCAGCACGGTCAGCTCAACACATTCATCGCGGATCTTGCCGCCAAGCGACTGCTTGAAATCACGCGGCATATCCTTGGTGATGCGGGTGGCCACCTGCAGAAGATCATAGGTGACGCGATAGATGGGAAGTGTTGAAGCCAGTGCCATGGTTGTTGCTCCAGTTTAAAATAGATAAATTGCTAAATTTTTAATCTGCGAACCGCCCGAACTCCATAAAAGTAGTACTTAATGAAGTCGCCCTGGAAGCCACTGAAGAAATCCACGACCCATGCGTTGCCGGAGTAAGGGGCGTACTCAGTACTGGACCAGTACCAGTTGGTATTGAATGCCTCTGTAGAGCCTTTACGGAATAATTCAGGGGTATTCTTGCGGTTAGGGCCGAGCGCCATCCAGATACGCATGAGCTCGTCACGAGAGGGCAGATACCAGTCGTCATGTCCAGCGATCCGGAGCGACCGGCAGAAGTGAGCAGCCGGATGGTTTGTATCATTGATGAGTTCGCTGTTGGCAAAGCCGTCATCGTCGCTGATAGTACCGTCGGCAGTGCCACGGTCTTTCAATTTGTACTCCAGCTCCATCTTCTCGCCTTCAGCCTTTGGAGCCACTATCAGAGCGAAACGTTCGCCGTTTACTACAATCTCGCCGCCGAAAAATCCGCCGCCGAATTCAGACCCAAGAGCCGGTACAGTTACTTTCTTTGCCATGTCGATATCTCCTTAAAGTGATAAATTGTTAAATTTTTAATCTGCGAACCGCCCGAACTCCATAATTGCCGTCCTTATTGAGGCCGTCCTGGTAGCCAAGGTTGAAATCCACGATCCATGCGTTGAAGGAGTTAGGGGCGTATTCGGTGCTGGACCAGTACCACTCCTCATCAAATGCTTCGGCGTTGCCACTCTTGAACAGCTCCGGAGTCGATTTCCTTGTCGGGCCGAGATTCCGGCACAGCATGGCCAGCTCATCCCGCGATGGCAGATACCAGTCATCAAAGCCACCGATTCGCAGTTGACGGCAGAACTGCGCAGCTGGATGATTTTCGTCGTTGATACGGTTGCTGTTGGCAAAACCGTCATCGTCGCTATCGGTACCGTCAGAAGTCCTGCGATCTTCTAGCTTGTACTCGATCTCCATTTTCTCGCCTTCCGCTTTCGGGGCTACTACCAGGGCAAAGCGTTCGCCTCCAACGGTCATCTCTCCGGCGAAGAAGCCGCCACCAAGTGGGGTGCCTACGGTTGCAATCGGTTTCATACGTTTTCTCCTTTGCTGTTGTATTTCCCTTTTCAGGGAATCTGTTATTCAAACAGTTTGATCTGCTTTCTCTCAAACTCTTCCGCACCGACGGCGGCGATGATGTTGTAGATCTGCCGCTCGGTCTTGTCGAACTCACGCGCCAAGGCGGCGTGGTTGGAACCGGTGAAGCGCCTGTAAATGCGGCGGTGGACTTCATTGACATGCCAGAGATGCCCCTTGGCGACATAGATGCCGGTACCGGCGGCGATGGCCTGTATCTTGCTCATAGCCAGCTCGGCGCGCTTGCGGGCCTCTTCGGCGGCGTCCTTGAATTCCTCGACGAAACCGCTGGTAATTTCCGCGACGATTTGTTCGAGCACCTCGGTGAACTTGCCCCGCTTTGCCTGGTCAGGTTGTATTTTCGGTTTACGCGCCATGGTTGCCCTCTCTCTCTTTCTTTTCCAACTCGTCCAGGATGTCCTGGAGTTTCGCGCTGCCGGAGCTGGTATCGATGTCGGCATCCTCGGCGGCCTGCGCCTTGACCGAGGGCTTCGGCATGATCCGACGCGGCAGGATGTTCAACAGCTCGGCCGGTTGCGGCCACCATTTAAGGGAGCGATAGAGCAGGTTAAAGCCCTGTTTAATCCGGTCGCGGTCAAGCTGCTCTGTCATGCCTTCTCCGACGATGGTGACCCATGATTCGGCGGTGAAGGGGAGCATTTCGACTGCCGGAGTATTACCGAGGCGCATGCAGAGGAACTGTTGGAAGGCGATGGCAATCTCCATGCGAATCCAGAGATCCGCGCCGCCCACCTGGGCGTATTGCCACCCCTTGACGGCCTGCAGCGCCTGAATGCTGCGCGGGATATGCGATGCATTACCGTTCGGATTAGGAGTAAGGAAGCCCCGCGTGGGCTGGAGGGTGTTATTTCCCATCTTCCACCCGCTTCCGCCACTTTTTGAGCGCCTCGATCACCAGCTGCGCTTGCTTGACGTCCAGCCATTGCAGGGCCGCGACGTTGGTCATGCGCTTGACGTAGGATGCCAGTGCCTTTTCTGATGAATCACGCACTGCCCCCAGATGGTGCAGCTCGATCCAGATACCCCGGATCATGCGGCTCTGATCGTCATCGGCCAGGGTGCGCGTGGCTTTGGCCTTGGCGGCTGGCTTGCGCTTTTCCCAGACACCGGCGGCGGTGGCTTTCTTGACCAGGTCATCAATCAGCTGATCAGCCTTGACGATGGTGAGCTTGGTGGATGTCTTGACGCCATAGCCGCCGAGGATGTCGCGGTAGGTATCGTCATCGAGCTTCAGGGAGCCCTTGAGGGCGTGGATCTTTATGATCTGGTTTCTGGTTGGCATTACTTTACCCCTGCGACGGCTTTGTCGATGCGATACTGGCGATCGCTGATCAGCTTCTCTTCGATGGCTGCGTGAATGTATTCCTGGATGCTCCGGCCACCCAGGGCGTGATCGATGCAGCTGCGGGTATCATCGCTGACGCGGCAGCTGAGGACGTTGTATCTCGGGTGTTGCTTCATCTTGCCCATGCTATATCCCTCCAAACAGCGGCATCTGCGCATGTTCGTTCAAAGTGTAGAGGTAGACGCCGCGCTGCCCTTTGACCGGGCTGCAGTCCACCGTGAATCCATTGCTGCGCAGTTCGGCGATGATGCTGTTGACGGCGCAGACTTCGCAGCCCTTGACAATCTCCATGGTGGTAGCGCTGCCCTTGCGGCGAAGAAAGTCCCGCACCTTCTGGAGGCGCGGGCTGTCGTCTATTTTTGCGGCGTGCATGGTCATGGTTCAGACCTCCGGTGCCAGCTCGATGCTGGTGTTGTTCTTGATTAGGTGGGCCTTGAGGGTTTTGAATGACGTCCACCAGGGAGTGTAAGAGTCGAAGGTTTCATCAGGGTCAATGTCCAATTGTTTTAGATCCTTCTTTGTGAAACCTTTCCACATGGTTTTCTTCCACCGTTTGTGTTTTACGATCCGCATGAATCGGCGGCGCTCTTCACAGTCGGTCCCGATCCATACGCCTTTAAACTCGTCGTCAATGTAGGGCATGATGACCAGGCGCATTTTGTCTCTTTGGGTGTGCAAGGAAAGTTTGAATCCATCGCAGATAAGGCGGACAACTCCCCAGGGGCTCATAAGTTTTTGTTCTGCTGCTTCCCATTCTGCTTTCGTCATACCCTTCCCCCTCTCTCCACCGCGTCGACGCGGTCACCGATACCATTCGTCCATTCGCGATCGCGTTTATGCTGCTCGCGGATCCGCGTGGCGAGCTTGGCCGGAATGCCTCTTTTCCCTGCCTCATAATCCTGATAGGTCCGACGCGGCAGTTTGAACTGATCACACATGTCGCGTGGCTCGTATTTCATATCTTTGCGGAGCCAGCGCAGTATTTTGCCGCACATGTACTGCGTGCGTTTTGTCTGTTTTTTTTGTTTTTTCTTGTCGTTTTGCACGCGGTTTATCTCCGGTTTGATCGCTCAATGGAGGGCCGGATGTCCGGCCCTCGGTTCAACGGTCAACGAAATTCTACGTATGCCGGTGATTCCGGCTCTCCCTCACGCGGCGCTGCATCGTGATAGATCAGCAACATGCTGCAGTTCATGCCATCTTCTAACGGCGTATCATCCGGAACGCTGGCTATGGCGCGCTTCAGATCACCGATGGTTTCAATGTGGTCTATCTCTTTCTCAGTCATCAGCATGGTGCAGTCTCCTCAATTTTGATAATACGAGCCCATGTGCGGCAGAGAGGACATGCCAGGTCAGTTCTGATTCTCTTGGTTCCGTCACTGGATTCATACGTTTGCGTCAACACTTTTTTTGTGAAGGCGACACCCTTATTGTCGCACTTCTTCTCACGGCAGATTGCGGTCAGAATAAACATGATCGCCCCCCTACAGCGCCGCGATATCAAGCGGGACGGCATCGTAGCCGCCCTGCTCGTTACGCACGTAAAACCGCAGATGCTTCTTGCTTGATTCGACCCGCAGGGACTCGGCGACGATCTCCATGCCCTCGATCCAGAGCGCGTTTTTGATATCGAGGTTGCGCAGCCGGAGTATCTCGGCCACCCGCAGCTGGCCGTCGATCTGGGTATAGGCCGTGGTGACGATGGTTTTAAGGTCGTCGGCCTCGGCTGGATAGCTGTCCAGCGCGGCTATCATTTTCTGCCGGGCAACCTGGATCTCCGGGCCGAAGGTGAGGGTTTTCTGGATACAGACGTTGAGTTTGAACCGGCCGTCGAACGTTTTAAACTCCATGTTGCCCTCGGAGCCGCCCCGCTTGACGCCGTGCTCCTCGAACAGGATATCCGCGAGCGCCATGATCTCCATGAGCGCGTAGCCCTTGAACCGCTTGATTTTGGCACTGGTAGCCATCCAGATGACGGCGATCAACAGCACTGTTTCATGGATCAGTAGATCCCGTGGCTTGATGTTCTTGACCTGGATGTGGTCTCCAAAGGGATTCTCCATTTTGCCGTTGATCACCTGGGGATGTGCGACCTCGTAGCTGATCAGCTCCTGGCGTTGCAGGGTATAGCCGGCGTCTGTCGTCAATACCATCCGCTCGGCAACCTCGCCCCAGGTAATCGTGTTCATCTGTCCCATCGTGTAGTCGCTGTCGGCGTGATTCATTGCCTTGCGAGCCTGTTCGGCAGCGGTTTTGGCCTCGGCCTTGGTGTTGTGGTACTGCATGCCTTCGTGTGGGCTGTAGCTGTAAAAGTTCATTTTTGTTTCCTTTCGCGGGCGATATCGCCCTTGCTTTCCTGGATTTCGTTGTCCAATTTGTTGAGCCAGTAGCTGGTTTCGGTTTCGTATTTATCGACCTTTGCCATCATCCAGCGGTCGTTTACGGTATGAGTCCTGGCGGCCCAGCCGATGAGGCAGCCGATCAGCAAGGCGTTGGTTATGGTGAGCAGGCTACGGAGTCTCATCGTGCCCACCGGACGGCCCGGCTTTTCAGCCAGACCCGGAACTTCGTATATTCCCATTCCTGTTTAACGACCTGTAAAACCCGTTTAATGATGCGTCTGATCATGGCTATCTCCTTTCACATTTTTGGCAGGCTTTCCAAAGGGCCACCCGCTGATGGCTGGTGGCGGCGAAGGGTTTCTTGCGCTCTTCGGCGCATTGACTGAGTGGTATTTCACCCAGGACAGGACACTTGACTGTAAGACCACCGAAGACCTCGACCACCCGCTTGAGCATTTCATCAGGAGCCCCTTTGTATTCGCCTTTCAGTACCTGGCATACACCGGAACCGTTGGAGTATCCGAGCATCCGACCGACGGCAGCCTGGCCATGTTCGGCGACTTTTTCACGGAGCAGCTTCATCGCGTCGGGATAGGTCATTCTGCACCGCCTTCGATCTTTGCCCAGACCACCCGCTTCAGGTTGGGATCGTAGACCTGCTTGGTGCGCTGGATCTGTGGCGGGTGTGGACCGCTCCACATTGAATTGATCAGGCTGTAACGCTGGTTGGCCCTGCCCACCAGGTACCCGGCTTTGCAGAGCGCCGTGCAGTAGCTCCGCGCCTCTGATTCGGCCACCCGGTGGACATCGGTGGAGGCATTAAAGGCTAGGTCAGTGAAGCTGAAGTCCTTGAGGATCCGCATAGCATTCCACATCTGCTGGCGGCCCTGCCCCTGGGTGACAGGGGTACCGTCTTTGCGGACTCTGGGGGCGTCGTTGCCGCAATCATTCTCCAGCTGGTAGTACTGGGTTTTGAATGATTCAGGCATTGGCCGGGATACTTTTACGAGGTAACCGGCCTGGCAGAGCCCGACGATGTAATCTCTGACCGTTGCTACGCCAAGGCGTGTGCTGTGGGCTATTTCAGTGGAGCTGAATGCACCGGACTGTGACTGGGCTTTGATTTCCTCCCAGACCGCCTGACGGCATTCAGACGGCTGCTGCTGATCGATAGGCTTGCGGCTCACTGGAACCTCCTCGGCTGCGGTGCTTCGCCGGTATACAGATCCCGCTTGCCCCATTCCTTCAGGCTGATGGAGGATAGTCCCTGGCTCTGGGCTTCTTTACGGACCAGGTCGAGGTTGGTTACTATCCGGCGGACGCTGCCCTTGCTTTTGCCGTGGATGGCGGTGAGCAGATCCTCGCCGACGGTGACACCGGCGCAATAGAAGTCGGCCAGCACTTTGGCGTCATTCAGATCGGCGGGAGGCGCAGCGGCCCATTCCATGATGCGGCCGTGAAAGCGTTCCCATTTGGCCAGCTTGGCCGGGAGGCGTTCCTCTCCGATCAGTAGTATCGGGGCGCGGGAGCCTTCGTAGATGTCTCTGACCACCTCTACTGCGACCTTCTCAACGATGTGGTCCATTTCGTCGATGATCAGCGGGCGGCCGCTCTTGGCCAGCTGTTCACAGATCTGGTCGAGCATGTCTGATACCGTTCGACCTGGAGTGATCCCCATGACCTTCAGGACGTTTTCCATGAAGGCTTTCTTGCTCCAGACGCTCTTGCATTCAACGTAGTAGGCGTTCATCTTGTTGCTGATGTAGGCGGCGGCGGTGGACTTGCCGAAGCCGCTGAAGCCGTAAAGCACGGCCATGCCGGGCAGGTGATCACGTCTATCCACGATGCGTTTCAGGCAGCCCATGGCCAACATCACGATGCTTAATCCTGCTGTCTTGACATCCAATCCGTTCTTTGCCATAATTCCTCCACTTTCAGTTTGTGCCCATCAAAGGGCCGATTAAAGGGCCGGGGATCATGAGTTCCCGGCCTTATCTATTTATATGAGCGGCGGCGATCTATTGTGCTGCCGCTTCTCTATTGACTTCCATGTCATCCTGTATCGACCGCCATGCCTTCCAGTAGTCGCTGTTTATCCACCCTTTGTGAAAGTTTGCCGCTTCCGGCTGTACGGCCTCACCGGCCTTGATGGCGGCGTCCAGATCCTGCCAGAGGTATTGCCGTTCGCGCTCGCTTGGTGGCAGCTCGAATATTGCGGCCTGGACTATGTCGGCCTCTTCGATCTGTTTGACGACGCGCAGGCATTCCTTCTTGATCGCTTCCGAATGTTCCATGATCACCGGCTGCGGGCCGTGCATCTCCAGACGGATCTCCTCAGCCTGATTCTCCAGGCGCTTCAGGCGGCCTTGACCACGCTTGATGCGGGCCTCTTCCAGCTTGCTCGGCGCGAAGTAGTGGTCTGAGTTGCCAGCCAGGGTGGCGACTGCCAGAAGGCGCTGGTGCTCCAGGTCACGCACCCATACTTTGCGGGCATCGGACGGGCAGTAGGCTACCTGGACGCGCTGGCCGTGCCATTGTTCCAGATCGTGGCTGTAGTAGCGTTTGGGCAGGCCGTTGGTTAGGGTGCCGAACTGAATCTCGCCACGGATCACGGTGCGCTCAAGCGCCGGATGGTAGAGGTCGGGCAGTTCGTTGGCCGGTACCAGCCATTCATCCCTGGGGAGTTCGCGCTGCATCTTCTCCAGCCCCAGCGCCCAGGCTTGGTTCGGCGTCATGTGGGTGCGCTTTTTGCTGATGGCGTCACGGATGGCTGGGAGGCCACGATGCGGGGTATTGTTGTATTTCTCGATGGCTGCGTTGATGTGACCGACGAAGTCATCCCATTCGATCAGCAGGGCTGATTGCTCGCCTTGTTTGATGGCTTTGCGGGTTGCTTTGTAGACCAGCTGCTTGGCATCGCCGTCCATCTGGTGGCCGATGTAGGTGCAGAGCTGTTTTGCCGCTTTGATCAGGATGGTTTGATGACCGCGTTCTGATATGCCGTGAGCCTGCGGGTTGCGCGGACGGCTGTATTCAGGAGTGATCCCCAGGCGGTGGAGGATCCCGGTACCGGCGGCGGTCATCATCTGGTTTTTAAAGCCGGAGCCGTTATCGGTGTAGAAGATCGCCGGGACGCCGTAGGTTTCGCAGGCTCCGCGCAGGGCATCTAATACAGCCAGGCCGCTTTCGGCCAGATCAACCGACCAGCCGACGCCTTTCTTGGTTGCGACATCGAGCACCGGCGTGACCTCGGGTCGGAAAGGGCGGCCGTGGAAGGGATGGGCGACCTCGCCGTCAAAGCAGTGGCCGTCGGCAGTGTAGGCATCGCCGGGAAACATTTCGGATGTGTCGCGGCGGCGAAATACTTTGATGGATTTTAGTTCGTTGCCGGTTTTGCGCCCTTTTTCCCGGTCGATCATGCCCATCTTTTCCAGGTAGCGGCGGGCCTGGCCGTAATTCGGCAGCGGGATCCCGGCGGGAATCAGTTTTTCGTATGCTTCGAGTACTTCGGTCAGGCAGGGTTTCTGCGGTTTGCTCCAGCAGGCCATGAAGCTTTGAGCCCAGGCGGGCTCCAGATAGTTCTCGGTATCCTTTGGCACCAGCGACATCGCATCTCCGCTGGCTGCCTTCCATTTGCGCCACCATTTCATGATGCCGTCATAGCTGAGGGTGCGGCCTTGGCCCTTGCGGGCGTTGGCGGCGGCATATTCTTCCAGCTCGCCGTTTATCGAGGCTTTAACGATGGTGTTAATTGCCTTGTTGACTCCGACCAGCGGCGCGGCTTTCTCAATCAGGCGCATGATGGCGACACGGGCGTCCATGATGTCACGCTGCCATTGTTTGAGCTGTGATGTTGTGACGGCTGGCTGGATGCTGGCGCATGGTGCCGGTACCGGAGCTTGCTGATGTACGGCAGGCACATTTGCAATTGCTTTGCGGGTCAGATGCTCACGGGTTTCGGCAGGTAATGCGGCCACCGGGTACTCTTTGCCACCGCCACGGCCTGCGCGCTTCTGGTGCGGCCAGGCTTCGCGGGCTGCAAGTCGGATAACCGCGCTTTCTGTTTTTGGAATACCTGGCAGACCGGCCAGCTCTTTGGCGGTGTAGTGGCTTTTCATTTCAGCAGACCACGTTTAGAGCGGATGACATCCATCTTGGCTTTGATGATGCGTTCTTGCTCCTGAAGGCGGGCGAGATCGATCAAGTCGCGGTCTTCTGGGTTCAGGACGTCGCTGCCCAGGTACTCCAGAACATAGCGGAACGGTTCCAGGGAGCCGGTTATTTTGCAGATGACGGCAGTTTCAATGAGGCCAGGCTGGTAATCCGGGTTACTAGACAGCTTCTTATCCAGCGTATCCTTGCTGATGTCTTTCAGCATGGCCTTGCTGATCTGAGCGGCGACCAGGTAGCGGTCAAACCCTTTCAAATCACGCGACAGGGCCTGTTTAAGCCCCAGGGCGATGTCAAAGGACGCTTCCTCTATGCCATTATCAAACAGGGCTTGTTGCTTTGATACGCTGCCATCTATTGCACCGTGTTGTTTTGCCATGACACCCCTCATTTTTACCGCTAGAATCAGATCAAATTTGTGGTATAAAACGGGAGGCTATTCAGGCAGCCTTGCCCCACATTTTCTCGAAGGGGATATGCACGGCTTTTGAAACAGCTTCCTGAACGCGACGGGAAGTATAGTGACCGGATATAACCCGATTTACGGATCCGGAACTAAGCCCCAACTCCTTGGCAATATCGACCTGTTTGACTTTGTTTTCGATCAACAGAGCGCGTATTTTTTCGACTTTCATAATTGGTTTCATAGCTAGCTCCTATGGCCTTTTTTTTGATGTCTATTTGTAAATATAATTTGCATCCAATTCTTAGCTATAAATACGCGCAGTTTATTTCTATGTCAACAGAAAAATACGCGTCAGAGTTTAAATGTGCGAGGTTTTCTGATGTTTTTGCTTTTGGTTAATAAATACAGTGTGTTATTAAACTCTGACGCGTCAGAGTTTAACTGTGCCACGCGTCAGAGTTTGACTTATGAACTCTGACGCGTTCAAGGATAGGTTAAGAATCGTAATGGCAGGCGCATCGAACCGCTCTTTTGCAGAAAAATGCGCGGTATCGGATGGCACTCTGCGTAGTTATTTGAAGGGTGATACATTCCCTCCTCTTGATACACTCCAGGTGATTGCTGAGGTGAGTTGTTGTAGTTTGGCATGGCTGGCAAGTGGTGATGGAGATATGAAGCGCGGATTGGTTAGTTATCCGCTTTCAGAGGGGATTAAGACTGCCGATATAACGGGTGATCCAGGTGAAGGGTTTGTCCAGATCCCGCGCTATGAGGTTGCAGCCAGTGCAGGCGGCGGAGCGGTGGTCCATAGTGAGCAGATAGTTGATCATCTATCGTTTCGTGCCGATTGGGTTCATAATGCCCTGGGCGTACCGGTGACCTCCCTGGCGTTGATCAATGTGACTGGCGACAGTATGGAGCCGACATTATCAGAAGGGGATCTAATTCTGATCGATATGAGCTACCGTGGCGTTAAGGATAATGCAGTTTATGTGCTGCAGCTGAACGGGGCGCTGCTGGTTAAGCGGATCCAGCACAAGCTGGATGGCAGTGTGATTGTGAAGAGCGATAACGTCATATACGAGCCGGAGCGGATTGGAAGCGAGGCGGTCGATTCGTTGAACGTGATAGGGCGTGTAGTTTGGTGCGGGAGGAGGATGTGATGAGGTTTTTGTTATTCGTTATATTGATAATGTTCTGCATGGCAGCCCCAGTGGTTGCGGGTAATGTTGATGTTTATGGTATTGAGTTACAGACCGGTAAAATAGTAAAAGGCGGTCAGTTGGTTACTGCAAATGTAGTCACATCTTTCCGACCTTTGACAAATAAAATACTTAAAGATCTCGCTATTACAACTATCGCGGAGCTAAAAAAGAACTATCCGGGGTGTCAGTGGTTCCATGTGTTTATTTCTGATGACCGTAGAATGCTTGAAGCCACTAATCACCTTGCTATTGCTGACTCTAAAGAGGGCAAAGTTGAAATTACTGGTGGAGTTTTGAGCGATGCTGAAATTAAGGAATATCGCAAAGAAGGTATTCCGGTAATAAAACCAAATGAAACAGCTATTAAGGTGTTTTCTGATGTTAGCCGGACAAAGGTAGAGGCGTATAAAAACGGTAAATATATGACTGATCTAGAACTTTACAAGGTTATTTCAAAAAAAATTAAGATGCCGGTAGCTGAAGTTAAAAAATATCATAAAGGTGTCGGTTGGTATTATATGGCCAAGATGAATAATACTCTATAGATCGGTGCTATATTTATGAAGCATATTGGTGTCTATTTCCTTATACAGTAACGCTTTTGCGGGGCATTTACATTTAGAAAAATATTATCAAGAAGTTTGGTGTGCCCAGGCGGGTGGAGTGATGGAATACCGCCTTGATGATGGTACACGGGTTGATTGCCTGACTGATGATTATGCGATCGAGTTTGATTTTGCGCCGAAGTGGGCGGAGAGTGTGGGTCAGTCGTTGTATTATTCGCTGAAGACCGGCAAGCAACCAGGCGTTGTGCTGATCATGGAGAATGATGGTGACGATCGGTATCTTGATCGGCTGAACGCTCTGGCGGTCAAATACGACATCAAGGTCTGGACGACTCCGGAGGCTACTGCCAAATGAGATGATAATCGTTTATATCCATCTAAACTGACTGCCTAATGAAATGAAAATATTTTCCATCAATATTTTATTAACGATCTGTTTAAGTTCCCGTTATATCCCACTTTGATAGCTTATATCCCGGATCCTTTGGTCACGGTGTCTACTGTATAAGCAGATACCTCCTTACACCGGCACTGCCGCACCACAGAGTGCTGCTGTTCATGCGGGCGGTTTGATTCTTGTCATGGACGACGAGGAAATTATCCGGACGATGACGACCGAAATGCTGGAGTATCTGG